TGGCGAGACCGACCAGAAATTGCTCGGTCCTACCCGTGGCGGTGGTGAGTTTGTCGCAACGGCCACAATCCGCGACATCGAATATGACGGCAGCAAGGGCAAGACAAAGGGTATGCAGGTTGTAGATGACATAACGGCACAGTTGAACGTAACAAGCCTCAATGCATCCATGGACACATTGAAGATGGCGCTGCCCTTTGCAAAATATGACGATGTGACCGGAAAGTTGTCAGTAGGAAGCGATAGCGTAGGAGTTATACCTGACGAGGCATATCTTAAAAACATAACTATGTTTGCGAAGACCGTCAAAGGCGAATACAAAAAAATAACGCTATATAATGCCTTGTCGGAAAACGGTCTGACATTCGCGGCTGCACCCAAGGCCGAGGGCACGATTGCATTGAATGTATATGCACATTGGGATGCAACTGATGATACAAAGAATCTGTTTGAAATTGAAGATGTTGAAAGCATTGAATAGGGCGGGGAAACCTGCCCTTAAATTTTAGGAGGGATAATATGCTTACATTGAAACAGGGCCTGAAACTATCTGCCATAATCGACAAACTCGACTTGAAAATAACAGATCCGAAAGCCGATGCCAATAAAGTCGGCGCAGACCTGATGATGCAGATAATATCAAAAGCACATAAAGCAGAACAGGAAATCTATGCTTTTGTGGCCGAGATCAATGGAATCACGCCGCAGGAAGCGGAAAATGTTGACCTGGCGCAGTTCGTGAAGGAACTGGTTTCCGATTCCGGAGTGGCGAGTTTTTTCAAATCTGCGGTCAAGTCAAAGGACCGCGAATAGCAGAACTGCTCTCAAAAACCTACAATCCACAGCTTATTGAGGACCTTCCGTTGTCCGTGGCTGTGGATTTTTTGGTATATGCCATTGAGCAAGAAAAGGAACAGGCAGCATGGGAACTTTGGACTAATATGTATCCATTCATGGCCCTTGAATGGCTCAAACCAGTCAAGTTTGACGAGTTCAAACGGAACCTGTTCAAGCGGCAATACCAGTATACTCAAAAATCTGATGATGAAATCATGACCGAAATGATGAAAGTTGTGGCGGCGCACGAAGGCAGGTGAGGCAATTGGAGATATTCAAGCTATTTGGTTCCATTTTTGTGGATACCGCTGAAGCGGAAAAATCAATATCAAAGACTGAAGAAAAGGCCGAGAGTTTCACATCCAAACTCGGTAACGGCATAAAAACCGCCGCGAAGTGGGGTACGGCAATCGTTGGCGGGGCGTCGGCGGCCGTAGGCGGCATCCTGGCACTTACAAACAAGACCGCAGAATACGCCGATGAGATTGACAAGCTCTCCGAGCGTACCGGCATCAACCGGGAAGAACTCCAGCGCTGGAAGTATGCTGCCGCACAGTCCGGGGGCGATATCGGCAAGCTCGAGGTTGGTATAAAGAAGCTATCTGACGTCATGGATGACGCCATGAACGGAAATAAAAAAGCCGCCGAGGCGTTTCAAAAGCTAGGAATAAGTCTCACGGATGCAAACGGCAAAGCCAGGAGTACCGAGGCGGTCTTTGAGGATGTCATGAAGACCCTGGCTGATATGGAGCAGGGCGCTGAAAGGAACGCGCTGGGTAATGACATACTTGGTAAATCATACACAGAATTGCTACCCCTGCTAAACGCCGGAAGCGAAGGCATACAGGAACTGAAGAACCGAGCCGATGAACTCGGTATTGTTATGTCCGAGGATGCCGTCAAGGCAAATGTTACCTTCGGCGATACATTGCAGGACATCAAAGAATCGTTTGGCGGCATTGTGAGAGGTTTGACAGATTCATTCCTTCCCATGATGCAGCAGTTTGCCGATTTTATCGTTGCCAATATGCCAATGATACATGAGATGCTGGACAATGTTTTTAGTGGCCTTGGCGAAGCGGTCACCGCAGTGCTGCCGATTCTCATGGATATGATTCAAAACGCTTTGCCACCGCTGATTGAACTATTTAGCGAGATTGCCACGAACATTCTGCCAGTTTTAATAGAGTTATTTGGTAATATTATTGCCGATGTATTACCTGTTCTTATCAGTCTATTTACCGATATTATCAAAGAAATTGTGCCTGTTTTCATACAGTTACTCGATGTCGTTGTAAAGAAAGTCTTGCCTCCATTGCTGGATTTATTTTCAATCCTTATTGTCGATATACTGCCTCCATTGATTGAATTTTTCGGCGAAATCATCAGTACACTGCTACCGCCATTGATTGAACTTTTCAGCGAAATCATGGACGCAATCATGCCGGTGCTGATAGAACTTTTTAACACATTTGTGGAGGTTGTTCTGCCTCCGTTGATGGAGCTCATTGATGAGATAGTGCATGTCATTCTGCCTCCGCTGCTCGCCATATTCAACGAACTGGCAAAGGCAGTATTACCGCTTGTCATGACAGTATTTGAGGCTATGTTACCTGTCATAGAACCTATCATGAACACGATATCGGCTGTAATAAAGACAGTGTTGGCACTCATCAAGGGTGATTGGGAAGGTGTCTGGAACGGCATAAAGGACTTCTTCTCCAACATATGGGACGCCATCATAAAGGCCTTCGAGGGATTTGGCAAGATCTTTGAGAACATCTTTGAGGGCATAAAAAATATAGTGCTTGGAATTTGGGACGGTATTATAAGCGGAATTAAGGCCGCCATAAACTTTGTTATCGAGGGCATCAACTGGTTCATTCGGGGTCTGAACAAGCTCAAAATTCCTGATTGGGTTCCTGTGGTCGGCGGCCTTGGCCTGAATATCCCGGAAATCCCCCTGCTTGCCCGAGGTGGCGAGATCACAGAAACAGGTCATGCTATTGTTGGTGAGGTGGGGCCTGAGCTTCTAGAGTTGCCGAGAGGCGCAAAGGTAAGGCCCTTGGATATGCTTGGTGGTGTTGATTATGAGCGTCTTGAGGCGTCTATGTACACGTCATTCTTTGACGCTTTCATTGACGCCATGAAGTCTCTTGGCAAGGGTGAAATCAGGATAGACATTGACGGCAGAACATTGGCACGAGAAATGATACCTAGAATCATTGCTGAAAATCAGCGTATGGGGGTGGCGACAACATGAGTAGGATATGGTTAGGGCTACACGGGAACGAGCAATTATTGCCGGCGATGGGTAGGAAGTTATCAGTCGAAGATTTTGAAATCACAAACGAAAATCGAACGGCAAGCGGGAAACTTGTTAGGGACGTAACAGCAGTCAAAAAAAGATTCAAGATTGACTATAGCTTTGTAACAAATGACATTTTGACGCAGTTGCGGCAATTGTATGAACTGGGCATAAACAACAATTTGAACTTGAAAATTGAGCAGGAAGACAGCAGCATAGACGAATACGAAGTTGTATTTAGGCCATTTTCCCGCTCACGCTATTTAATTGGCAATAAATGGTTTTGGGAAGGTATTAGCATTGAACTTGAGGAGGTATAGCTATGGCAAGAGTAAGCTTAGCCCGGCAGCAATTAGCCGATACCGGACTCACTGCAGCCTATTCGCCGGCAGCAGCAGAAGGCCACAAAGTAGAAAACGATGGGAGAGTAATCCTCCATGTTCGCAACTATAGCGAGGACGACATAACAGTCACAATTCTTTCCGGCTACGTCAGGGCCGGTTTGAAACTGGCAGACAGATTTGTGACGGTCGGGGCGGGAGAAGAGAAGTTTATAGGTCCGTTTGAACCCGATGTGTATAACCAGAGTGATGGAGGCAAGGATCATATATACATTGATTACAGCGCTACCCCAGAGGGTGTGGAAGTGGCTGCAATATTGTTTCCTGGCAAATGAGGTGGTATAGGTGTATCCAGTAACACAAGATTTTCTTGACAAGATGAAAGCTGACAGGCGGCACATAGAGGCCCGGGTTGTGATAGACTACACAGACCCATTTATTGATCAGTCGATTGAGATTGAAGCCAGCGAACAGGCTAATGTATCATACCCGCAGCAGTCCGCCGACAGCGTGGACCAGACCACCCGCAAATACGCCTGTCTCGACGGTACCTGGGACCTGACTTCGGGCGAATACCACCTTGCGCCATCAGCGGACCAGCTCACACAACAACAGTTCGGCTGGTGGGGAGCACAGTTTGCCGACCAGGACGGGTATTTTGCGGAGCCTTACCCAACATTGACCGTCACACACTTGCCCCGACCAATACGGCAACTTAAGGTTGTAGGCGACACAGCCCGGGAAGAATACCCCGTGGACTTTACAATCAAGCTGTACGCTCAGGACGATACCTTGCTTAAAACCGAAACAGTCACAGGCAACGACCAGGTAAGCTGGCAGAAGGCGTTAGAGCCGGAGGTCCTTGACGTGGCAAAACAGGAACTCGTTATCACCCGATGGAGTTTGCCCGGTACTTGTGCCAAAATCGTTGAGTTTTTCACATCGATTCGTGAAGTCTACGAAACCGGCGACTTGGTAAGCCTGCGGCTGCTGGAAGAACGTGAAGCGTCACAAGGCAGTTTGCCTGTTGGCAACATATCAGCAAACGAAGTCACGATTGTCCTGAACAACGAGGACAAAAAGTTTGACATAGACAACGAACAATCGCCCTTGAAAAACTTGCTCAAACCTAACCGACGCATACAGGTGTGGATTGGGGCGGATATAGAAATCCGCTGGGAACAGTTGGCCGGCAAGACCTGGGGCGAGTTGAAAGAAGGTGCTCTGGCATGAATACATGGGAACAACTGAAAACGGAAGTATGGAAGTTATTTAGGAAGTTAACATGGGGTCAGCTGAAATGCGGTGATTTGAAGGATTTACTGGTATACAAAAATATTAGATACAGGGAGCTTGACGAACAGTATTATTGTAGCGAACTTGGCGCCCAATACGAATACAGGGAGCTGATATAATGAGAACATTGATCTTAGGCGAAATACGAAGAATCGGTATAGAAGTATATAGCACTCTTGGAAACGACTTTGATATAGATTCTGCAGAATACGAGGTCGTGGATTCGAGGCAGGAAGTCATAGCTTCCGGAGAGCCGAGGATTGAAGACAAGAAAATTACAATGCTATTTAATACCCTGGAATTTGGTCCGGGGCGTTTTTATTTAAACATTAAGTACGACATCATGGACGAAACCCTGAAAGCCAGAATTCAAGTAAATGTGGTGGAATAAGTGAATTACACAGATGTAGAACAGGATGTATCTAATATCAGCAAGGTCCTGACCAATCAAAAACCTTTTGAAGCCTAACAGGAGAATCAAAGTATATTTGGGCACAGAAATTGAAAGAACCTGGAAAAGCATATCAAATAAAACTTGGGAAAATCTCAAGGGAGGAATAATATAGCATGAAGTATACGCAAAACTATAATTTTAGAAAGCCGGAGGATATAGATCCGGTGGATATTCAAGACCTGAACTACAATGCCGATGCAATAGACGGAAAATTGAAAGAAATAGAAGGTACTCTTGCCGCAAAGGAAACTCCTACTGGTGCTCAGGCTAAAGTAGATGCACATGAGCAAAAAGCAGCACCCCATAGCGGCCATGAAACACCATCCGGAGCACAGGCAAAAGCTAACGCTGCACTAGCTGAAGCAAAATTGTACGCCGAAAACGTTGCTATCAGTTCTGCTAATAGTGCATTAAATAATGCTAATAATTATACAAATCAAGTCGCGGTAGAAATAAATCAGAGAATAGATGAAACCCGGGTAAAAGTTATAAATGTAGAAAAAAACATATCAGATATAAGCAAAGCTTTGACTAATCTGAACCCGAACCAGGAGGTAAAACAATCAATATCCGGTTACGGCGTGCTAACTCTGCCTAAAAACGCCGCACAAGGGCAAGTTAGCGTTACTGTGAAAGGTAGAACTTGGAATAATAGAGCAGGGGCAGGAGACACATCTCCACAGACAATTGAGAATCTTGATAGCACAAAAACCTATCTGCTCATAAAAACCGATGGCGGCACTGTCAATGTGGATGGAGTAGATACCGCTGTCCCTGCAAAAATAACAGGTAAGACTAGCACAGTATTAACCTGGGCAAGCGGCAAAATTGCATTATATGAGTTATCGACAGAAGAAGCAGCACTAACAGAAGCACAACTGGGAGCAAGGTATCACTATGTAAGCGGCACTAAATCTACACTTAGTGGTGCTGTCGTTGCAAAAGATACAGAAGAAAATGAAACTGGTAAATTTTACTATAACGGAATATATCGCAGTCTGCCCAACGGAGTAAAGGATGAAATTAGCTTAAGTGAGCGGAAACTGATTAAGAGGGTAAGTAATGAACATATAATTACGCTTAACGATTTTGACAGTTTTTCTACGCCCGATACTTGGAATATGGGTATTTGGTATATAAAGGCATTACCTAATCAAAATACTAGCTTAACTGACAACCTTGGTTTTGGAAAATTTCATATAAACGGCATGCGAGAAATTTTGTATTCTGGAAGAATTAGTGCAACTCCAACTGAAACAGAATTTGTTTATTATGTTTATACATCTGGAAACTTAGTAATAGGTTACCCTAAAACATTAACTCCTGAAGAAGCAAGAAATATAATAATTGGAACAAAGCTAATTTATCAGTTAGCACAGCCTATTGAAACCAATGTTCCTGCTCAGATGCTAACCGGAGGACCTAATCACACCGTTATGTGGCTGCCTGAAGTACCTGACGCAGGAGTATACAATAATGGAATATCCATATTGAGACAAGATTTACCCATCAAGGGACTTAAGAAACTATTCAAGATTGATTTCTATACCGGAGAAGAGATTGAGCTTGACGTAACCAAAGCTATGATAGCGGTCGATAAAAAGTCATTTACTCATCCTGACTTAACAAATGATGATATTACATTTTTTGTATATGAATATCCGCTGGAACTGAGCACTTTACCTGAAATGGTTGTGAAATATTATGACAGTAGATATGTAGTTCAGGATACTCAAAACGGAAAGATGTATACTTGGAAGATAGTAAGCACAAACGGAGTAGCTTCCATTCAATTAACGGAAGTGGTCTAAGGTGAACGATGTAATTTTAAATGCACTTTTAGCCCGTATAAAGGCAGGGCAAATGACAATAGAACAAGCACCTATGCCTTATCAAGGAGAGCTTCAAGCAAGACTAGAACAAGAAGAATCGGAGGAATGATGCTATGGCGACATGGCATGAAGTGAAGTTCAGGCAAGAGTGGGTGCCTCTTGGGACGTTTTGGTCTTTAGATTGGGACAGCCCGGATGACAGCTTGGAGGCGACCGTCGTTGCCCGTGACCGGATGGAATTACTCAGGAAAAGCACATTCCAGACGTCGCAGGTTTTGACCAACAAGAGCCTGTATGAGCTTGCTGAAATAGTACTGCAGGATGCAGGGCTCACCAGCGACCAGTACATCATTGACCCTGCTTTGCAATCAATCATCATTCCATATGCCTGGTTTAACCCCGTGGCACATAGGGAAGCGTTGCGGATAATTGCTGAAGCTGGACTTGCGGCAGCATTTCAGAACCGGGATGGGAGAATACAGATAGAGAGTTTCTTGATTTCCGGCGATGAACCGGTATTGGAAATAACGGAGGATGATTATTTCCCGCCTTTGAGGGCACCGAGCCGGCAGGACCAGGTAGCCAATGAGATTATTGTCGATACCCAGCCCTTGAGACCGGTAACAACGCCGGAAGAAGTCTACAGGAGCAATGAGCCGATAACCATACCGGCAAGCAGCACCAAGACGGTGACAGCTTTCTTCAATAGCCCGCCGGTGATTGAGGCTGTTGCAAGCCTTGACAGCCCGCCGGCAGGTGTGGCAATTACCGAAGCGACATACTACGGCTGGGGCGCGAGTATCAAAATCGCCAACAGCACCGGCACGGATCAGCAGGTGACATTGGTTATACAAGGTAAGCCTTTGACCGTCCAGAACAAAGAGCGAGCTATTGCCAGGGACGAAACAAGCATAACGGAAAACGGGGTATTGAGATATGAGTTTCCCGCTAACCCGCTTGTGCAGACTTTAGCACAGGCGCAGGCTATAGCAGATGCCTTGTTGGCGAGCGTCAAGGAGCCGCGAAGGGATATAGAGGTTGAGTGGCGGGGGAATCCGGCATTGCTTTTGGGCGACAGGGTGACCGTTAAGGGCAAGGACTATCATGTGATTAGGCAGGAGATAGATTGGCAGGGCTATTTACAATCGAGATTGACAGGAAGAAAGGCATAGTGAGGTGATATATATGGCATGGCAAACACCGAAAACAAACTGGGGGCAACCAGGACAGACGGTGCCTAAAGCAGAGGACTTCAACCGAATAGAGGGTAACATAAACTATATTGAGGAAGAATCACGGACACCAAGTCAGACTGCCATACCGGCTGCAAGTGGCAAATTGTCATTGATTTTGAGTTATTTTGCGACTCAGATAAAGAAAATAACTGGCAAAACAAACTGGTATGATGCACCATCGAAGACACTTGAGGATTTGAATTCGCATTTGGCAGATTATGCCCAACACGGCGTAACAATGGGTCGTGAAAACGACCTTTATGTTGCCAAAATTAGACCGCTTTTTGGATTTACTCCTTTAGAAGTGAACTACGACGGGGATATATATGCAATAGCAGTAGATGATAACTATGTATATGTTGGCGGGGGGTGGGAAACAGTCCAAACTGTGTGGAAGCTTAATAAGTCCGACCTATCGTTGGTGAAGACGAGCGCAAACTATGGCGGTATTATTAGGGCAATAGCTACAGACGATGGATTTGTCTATGTTGGCGGGGCAGCAACCCAAACTATAAGAAAGTTGAGGAAAAGTGATTTATCACAAGTAGCTGAAAGCGCAAACTATGGCGGCATCATCTATGCTATAGCTACAGACGATGAATTTGTTTATATTGGCGGGGAAATAAACCAAACTGTAAGAGTCATAGAAAACCGCGATCTAATTAAGATTATAAGGAGGTACCAATAATGATATATGTGTTTGAGGGCGGAAGCATAGTCTATGATGGTGACACAATCACAGAAGAACAAAAAGCACAAGGTGTAGCGGTTGAAAGTCTGCCGGAGCCGCAGACGCCGCTTGATGTATCAACAGCGGTTATCGCCGCCAATGGTTTATCTTTTACGCAATAAAAGCCGGACAATTAACTATTGAGCAAGTACCGCAAGCGTATCAGGCAGAGGTACAAGCTCTCATTGATAAAGACAGCAAAGAAAGCGACGGTGCTTAAAAATGACGTGGGAAATTGCTCTTGGTATATTTGCTCTTGCGGGATTTGTAATATCTATCGTTAGCATTGCGGCTAAAACTATTCGTATACTTACACAACTCGAAACAACGATAAAAAACCTGCAATATACAGTTGACGATTTTAAAAACACGTACGAGAAAAATAAATCGCGCATCTGGGATACGCTGGACGAACACTCGGACAAGCTCGCAGAGCACGACAAAGAAATCGCTGTTATAAAACAGCGAATATGAAAGAGAACAGGAGGGGTTCTATGAATCTGAAACAATGCATTCTCACAGCAAACGACTGTTACAAAAAAGGCGAAAAAATAACAAACAGCAGACCGACAGGCATTGTCGTACACAGCACCGGAGCAAACAACCCCTATATCAAGCGGTATGTTCAGCCTTTAAAAACGGACGCCGACTATGAGAAGATTATTGCCGACATCGGTGTCAATCAGTACGGCAACCACTGGAATAAATCAGCCGCCGAAATGGGACGCTCAACCTGCGTTCATGCTTTTATCGGCAAGACCGCTAACGGGGAAATTGCTACCTACCAAACGCTGCCGTTTGATATCTGCTGTTGGGGCGTTGGTAGCGGTTCGAAAGGCTCGTACAACTACAATCCGACCGCCCGCATACAGTTTGAAATATGCGAGGATGATTTGACGGATGAAAAATATTTTAACGCAGTAATGAAAGAAGCACAGGAGTTTTGCGCTTACCTCTGCAAGACATACGGCTTCGGCGTAGATAAAATCAGTTCCCATCATGAAGCCCACCTGCAGGGATACGGCAACAATCACGCCGACTGCGACCATTGGCTCAAGAAGTTCGGTAAAAACATGGACTGGTTCCGTGCGGAGGTTCGGAAGCTGTTTGACAAACCCGCTTCGTCACAGCCCGAGCAGCCGAAGCAGGAAACCGCGAGCGATGTTGTTTATACGGTCGTAAAAGGCGACACGCTGAGCAAGATAGCGGCAAGGTATGGTACTACATATCAGAAGCTTGCGGCATATAACGGGATATCCGATCCGAACAGGATCATCGTCGGGCAGAAAATCAAAATACCGCAGACCGCTCAGCCTTCCGCGCCGGTGACGACCGCTCCGGCTCCCGCGCCCGAACCCGCG